GAGGGGGGGCAGTCCACACAAGGCATTGGGGGCACTGGATTTTCTAACGGCGGAAACGGCGGAAACGGTGGTTTGGGTTACAACGGCAGTGGAGGCGGCGGAGGCGGCGGAGGAACAAATAGAAGCGGTGGCGGTGGCGGTGGCGGTGGTGCTGACCCTGCTGCGGCAGGCGCACCCGGCGCAGGAGGAACTGCCACTGAAGGCACCGCAGGCACCGCAGGCCAATCGTTTACCGGCGCAGCAAACTTCTCCGCGTACGCAGGCGGGCAGGTGTCCATCGTAATTTCCGAAGGCGAAGGAAACGCCTCAATAACAATCACTTACTAACATGCCGCTCAACTCTCCAATCATTACCGGCGACGTGTCCGGCGGGCTGCACTCCACGAGCGTGGACAAGCTCAAGGGCAACGCGGTGGCAGCAACGGCACCAACCAGCGGGCAGGTGCTGACGTGGGACGGTGCGCAGTGGGCTCCTGCCGCCTCTACGGGCGGTGGTGGCGGCGGCGCTAACGGGTTGACGTATTATTTGAATCAAGGCACCAACGCAGACGCGCCGACAACCAACCTGCCGGGCACACCAAAACAGCTTGGGCGCAGTGCAGACGCGAGTCAGACGACCGCAGCGAGTGGCACGCTGACCCGAGAAACATGGACGCAGTTTGCGGGCTTTGTCAGCGAGTCCACGCCGCAGGATCCGGGATCGACTGACATCCCGGCGGGGCTGTGGGATTTTAATGTGTGGCTTCTTGGAGAAGCCAACAGCAACCAGTCCAACCAAGTCCGCGTAAAGGTTTTCAAATACAACGGCGCAGACGCGCCTACGCTGCTGGCGACATCTGCGGCGGTGACGATTGGGACGACTGCCGCCCTAGTTGGATTTGAGGTGATGGTGCCCGAAACTGCCATGCTGGTGACAGATCGCATCTTCGTTACGCTCGAAGCCTACGCGACCGGCAACGGGCACAGCGTGACTGGGCAGTTTGGTGGCAGCACTCCGAGCCATGTTCACACGTCCCTCGGGCTTGTGGCAGGCACGGGGCTCTGGAAAAATGTGGCTGGCGTGCTGCAATCGCCTGCGAGTCTGCTGGTGGACGCTGACGTAGACGCGGCTGCTGCGATTGCGCAGAGCAAAATCAGCGGGCTAACTGATGCACTGGCGGCAAAGGCTGCACAGGCTCAGGTGGACGTTTACAGCACGGCTGGCACCTTTACTTGGACAAAACCAGCAAACGCAAAATTGGTGAATGTCGTTGTGATCTCTGGCGGCGGCGGCGGGGGCTCTGGGCGCAAAGCGGGCGTTGGATCTCAGGCATCTGGCGGTGGTGGTGGGGGCGGCGGATCATATTCGTTGCGTGACATTGCAGCTTCAATTTTGGGATCGACTGAAACTATTGTTGTCGGAAGCGGGGGGACTGGTGGAGCTTCCGTAACAGCCAACAGCACAAACGGAAGCATTGGAGGTCCCGGAGGAAACTCTTCCTTTGGCACTTGGATACAAGTGACAGGTGGCGGCGGCGCTGGGGCTGCAACAAACACAAGCGGCCCTGCTGGGGCAGGTTCAAGTTCCCGCGCCATGTTTCAGGGGGGTAACGGATCAGCGGGCGGTGGAGGGGCAGGGGCACTTACTGGTGGTTCAAATGTAAATATTTCAGGCGCAGGAGGAGGCGCAGGAGGAGGGCTTCCTGCTTCCGCAACGGTTGGATTTACAGGAAGCACGGGAGGAACTGCTCTTGGCAGTTGGTTTAGTGGCGGCACTGCCACAGGCGGAACAATTGGAGGCAACGGTGGATCTGCTCCAAACGTCGCAGCAGGTTTTGCTGCCAGTGGCAGCGCAGGCGGAGGCGGTGGGTCTAGCGTTACCGGAAACGCCGGAAACGGTGGCAACGGCGGGCTTTATGGCGGCGCAGGGGGCGGCGGAGGCGCGGCTCTCGATAACGTCGGTAACTCTGGTGCAGGCGGTGCAGGGGCGCAGGGCATCGTGATTGTCACCACCTACTTCTAATGTCCTTCCTTTCCAAACTCCTCCCCACTATCGGCAATCTCCTAGGCGGTCCGCTGGGCGGTGCTGCCGTGGAGGCCGTTGGCAAGGCGCTTGGCATGAGCGAAGCGACAACCGACAAAGTCCAACGGGCACTTACCTCGGGCAACCTCACCGCGGAGCAGATTGCTGCCTTACAAGCCGCCGACATGCAGCTTAAGACCCGCATGGCCGAACTAGGCATCGACGCTGAGAAACTGGCAGCAGAGGACCGGGCAAGCGCACGGGCGATGCAAACCTCTACGGGATCATGGGTGCCGCCAGCGCTGGCGTGCACGCTTACCGTTTGCTACCTCGGAATCATCTGCGCGCTCCTCACTGGCGACATGAAACTGTGGAGCGACCCGACGCTGACACTGCTGTTGGGCGGGCTGACCTCGGGCTTCACCGCGGTGCTGGGTTTTTACTTTGGCGCGGCGCACAAGCAGCAGGAACGCAAATGACCATTACCCCCGGCAACCTCTCCATGCTGCTCGCCATCGCGTCTTCCATTGCCCCCGGCACTTGGGCGCTTGTGGCTGGTGTTGCTGGGCTGGCAGTGGGATTCTTTGGAAAACAATTTTATGACCGTGCTCCCCGTCCCAACGATACCAGCAATGCAGGCCCGTTACCTAGGCGCAACGCCGCCCGCCGGGCTGCAAGTACTAGCAAGCGTAAAGCGGATGCTTCCTCCCGCAAGCATTGATGGAGTGGGGTTGCCTCCTGATAAAATCTCACCATACTCTGGGATTTATGACGCCAACGGACGACTGCCCACAGTGCCCGGACCGGGCTCAACCTTCATTGCGCATGTATAACCGCCACTTGTTCGACCTCGCAACCGTTAATCTGGCAAACGTCAGCGCACTAGCGCTCTCGTTAAGCGAGGTCGAGCAGTGGATCCGGGTTGCGGGATGCCTACTGGCGGCCGTGTTTACCGCTCTGAAAATCATCGAAACCATCCGCAGCTTGCGCAAATGAACCTTTCACCTCGCGGCATCAAAGCGATCATCACTTGGGAAACGGGCGGAGAAAAATACTACGACCGCAACCCAGAATGGCCCGGTGAGCAGTCCGGGATCACCATCGGGGTGGGCTGGGATCTGGGACACACTTCAGCGACCGAAACTTCCCGAGCGTGGGCGCCACACCTCGACGCTGCCACGCTGGCTTTGCTCGTCTCGGTATCGGGCAGAAAGGGCACAGACGCGCAGCAGGTGCTTCCGCACGTGCGGCACCTAAATGTGCCGTGGACTGCGGCAATGGCGGTTTTTGAGAAAGTCACCCTGCCCACTTGGTACATGCGGACGCTTCGCATTTATCCGCAAATGGTTGACCTTCAAGGCGATTGCGCGGCTGCTTTGGTTTCGCTTGTTTTCAACCGGGGCGCCAGCCTGTCTGGTGATAGGCGCAAGGAAATGGTTGAGATTCAATGGCTTCTCCGAACCGGAGAGCTTGCAGGAATCCCTGGCGCATTCCGACAGATGACCAGACTTTGGCCTAACTCTGTCGGGCTGCGCAGGAGACGGAACGAGGAAGCTGACTTATTTGCAGCCGGGCTCGTTCCTGTAAGGGACTAAACGTCGCACGCAGCGACACACTTTACTGCAGCTTGCTCAACGTTGAGCCAAGCTGTTTTCACGGCGGTGCGCTTATCTTCAAGAGCTTGCCGAAATTGCTCGATTTGCTTTTCAATTTTCCCGGCAGCAAGGTTAAAGGAGTGTTCCGCTTTGAGCGCGGCGGACATCGCCTTTTTCATTTCAGCGACGTGGGGCGCCGAAGCCTTGACTGTACGTGGTTTGCGAGTTTTAATCGTGGGTGTATTCGTTTCCATAACGGCTTCAGGATTACAGACACACAGCGGAACTCAATAGCAATTTGCCGAATGGTACGCAGGGAGATCCTGCGGCGGGGCTTTTAGGATTTCCCCTCTTGAAACAAAGGCGACCTGTTTACAAACTAGCGAGCCGGGGTAGGGTAGTGGCATGGACCCAGTCGAGAACCCGCCTCACTACACACAGCACCCTTCCGGGGTGGAGTGCATCCGAATCGCAGAATGCTTTTCGTTTTCTATCGGCAACGCCATCAAGTACTTATGGCGGGCCGGGCTGAAGGGCGACGCAATTGAAGACCTACGGAAGGCTGCTTGGTATATCAACAACGAAATCAACAGGTTAAGCAAATGATCACACTACAAGAACACTGCCAGAGAATCGCCAAGCTCGGAGGAGCAAAGAAGTCTGAAAAAAAAGCAGCTGCGGCACGGGAGAACGCTCGCAAGCCGCGCCCTAAAGCGCGTGAACTCAACGCCTTAAAGAGGGCGAAAAATAATTTACAAAAAAGCTAGCCAAGCGTGATTGGGTGGCTATAGTTGGGCCCATGAAAGCAACCCCAATCGGAATGATCGAACTCGGAGCAAAAGTGTACGTCAAACCTGTAAACGCTTTTGGAGTTGTTGAAGACAACACAAACGGCAATTACCTAGTAGTTTTCGGCTCCGATTCTCTGGATGAGATTTTTGGAATCTACGAACGAAACGACCTTCGCTGCTACTAGGCCGAAACGCCCCCCGGGGCGTCCACCCGTGACGCGGGTGCTGACGAGGCCGTCAGAGTGAAACAACAAACCAAGAACCAAAATGAACGCAACCGACCTAGCTGATTTGATTGGAGACCTGCTCCTCACAGAAACTACCCA